CCGCGCTGTCGCAGACCTCGCTGGAGCAGATCCTCATTCAGGTCCGCAACGCTGTTGACAACAACGGCAAGCGCATCCGTCTGAACCCGACGAAGCTCGTGGTGTCTCCGTCCAACGTGTTCCAGGCCGAAGTGCTCCTCAAGAGCGTCCTTCGCACCGGCACGGGCAACAACGACATCAACCCCGTCAAGTCGATGGGTCTGCTGTCTGGCGGCCAGGCCAACCTGTCTCGTCTGACCTCGACCACCGCTTGGTGGGTTGAGACTGACGCGCCCGAGGGCCTGAAGCTCATGATGCGCCGTCCGCTTGAGAAGAGCATGGAAGGCGACTTCGAGACCGACTCGATGCGCTTCAAGTCCACTGAGCGTTACGACATCGGCTGGACCGATCCTCGTGGCGTCTACGGGACCGCTGGCGTCTAATACAAGAGAAGGGGCGGCTGGACCGCCTCTTCTTTTTATGTGAGAATAGACCTACCGAAACTCGGTCAAGCTTTTCATGGAGAAGACCAATGCCTCAATATAGTGATGATCTCTGGCTCGGTGGAGCCACTGGCCCGCAGTCTCAGGGCTGGGCTGGCCCCGGTCAGGTTTCTGAAGGTGTCGGCCCCTTGGGTCGCGTCTACATCTACGACATCGTCCCCGCCACCATTTCCGCCACCGCCGTCTGCGCTGCGCAGGCTGTTGCGGCTGCTGGTAACGCCACCATCAACGGTACGAGCGCCACGAGCGGCGTGGCGACCTTCAACTGCGCCCGGAACGTGTCTATCGTTTCGTCCAGCGCCAGCGACACCGCCCAGACCGTGACTGTCACCGGCACGGACATCTGGGGTCAGGCTCAGACCTCGCTGCTGACGATCAACGGCACCACGACCGTGAATGGCAACAAGGCCTTCAAGACCATTACCCGCGTGGCGGTGTCTGGCGTTTTTGTTGGCAACTTGTCTGTCGGCATGGGCGATAGCTTCGGCCTTCCCTATCGTGTCACGGATGCTGGCTATCTGCTCCGCACTGGCTGGGCTGGCGCCGTCGCCGACAATGCTGGCACGTTCACGGCTGCTGACACCGCGACGGCTACGGCCTCGACCGGCGATGTGCGTGGCACCTTCCTGCCCGCTACTTCGGCCTCCAACGGTACTCGCCGTCTTGTGATCGCCATTGGCCTCACCGCGATTGCTGCTGGTCCTGACGCGACTCAGGTCGGCGCCATCGGCGTCACCCCCGCCTAATAAGCAGGGGAGCTTCGGCTCCCCTCATTCCTTTAGGAGGGACCAATGGTCGATACAGTTGGGACACAGACGCTGCTTGATGGCGAGCGGCTGGTTATTCAGAAGTTCACGAACATCTCTGACGGCACGGGCGAAACCGCTGTAAACAAGGTGATCGTGGGCAACCTTGCTCCGAACGCTTTCGGCGTGGCCTGCACAGGCGTCAAGATCAACAAGATCTGGGCGACAACCCACGGCATGGAAGTCCGCATTCTCTGGGATGCTACGACGGACTTGTTTGCGTGGCAGTTGCCGCAGAACACGAATTATTTCATGGACTTCTCTGAGTTTGGCGGCCTCACCAATAACGCTGCTCCGACGAAGACCGGGAATATCGCGTTCACAACGTCTGATGCTTCGGCTGGCGACATGTACTCGATTGTGCTCGAGTGCATCAAGACATACGGGTGACCCATGGGGCGCTGGTGCATGGCAAAGGGTGGCGCTACGCCGGTCTACAGTGACGGCGGCGCCTGGACGCGCGCTGAAGGGAAGAACCCCGAAGGCGGGCTTAACGCAAAGGGGCGTGCGTCCCTTCGCGCTCAGGGCCACGACATCAAGCCTCCCGTGAGCGCCAAGCAGGCTGCACATAGTGAAGTTGCTGCCGGGCGCCGCAAATCATTCTGTGCTAGAATGTCTGGGATGCCTGGCCCCATGAAGGATGACAAGGGGAGGCCGACACGCAAGGCGCTTTCTCTCAGAAAGTGGGATTGCTAATGGCTAAGGGCCCGATCTATGGCGAGTTTGACTTCTCCAAGGGCTCTGGCTTTGGCAGCTCTGCTGATGGCTATGCCCGTGGAGGCAAGGCCAAGCCCTTCTGGGACAAGCCTGCTCCCGCTGGAGAGCCAAGCCACCTTTCAAAGAAACAAAAAGCCTCAGCCAAGGCTCGAGCCGCTGCTGCTGGGCGCCCCTATCCAAATCTCGTCGATAATGCCGCCGCCGCCCGGCGCAAGGAGAAATGAAATGGCTATTCGCTACGTCAAGGACTTCGAGTTTCCCTCTGCCGCTGGTTTCACCAGCAGCGCCCCTAACAAGGTCACTGGGCCTATGTTTGCCAAAGGCGGCAAGGTCGAGAAAGAGCCCAAGGGCATGATGGTCATCATCGGCGTGGGCAAGCCGAAGGGGCCTGTCAAAAAAGCTGAGGGTGGCCCTCTTGTCACTGGGCTGGCCGAAGACGAGGGCCGCTACACTGAGGCTACTCGTAACGCCCGCGCCCAGCGTCAGCTCAAAGACTTCAGGGACAAGGCAGCTGAAGCCAGATGGGCTGCATCTCAGGCGCGTGGTTCTGATTGGGCCGACAAGAAAGGCCGTGCAGATACTGCTGATGAGCAGGAGGCTTTCGCACGGCGTTATGCTGAAAAAACATCCTCTGAGACCGGCTACAAAAAAGGCGGCAAGGTCGGCAAGGTCATGCACGAATTTGGCGAGGGCAAGCTGCACTCCGGCTCCAAGAAGGGGCCGAAGGTCACGAACCCCAAGCAGGCTGTTGCTATCGCTCTCAGCGAGGCTGGTAAGGCCAAGAAGTCCCATGGCGGCAAGATCGACTCTGTGCCCGTGAAGGACATCAAGAGCGGCAAGATACCGCAGTCCACCGACGAGGACTTCTACGGCAAGGCGAAGGATGCCCCGATGCCTCCCCGCCGCCCGTCTAACCTCAAGAAAGGCGGGATGCCTCATGAGGACGCCGCGCAGGACAAGGCCATGATCAAAAGCATGGTCAAGCCCGACGCCCTCAAGAAGGCTATGGGCGGCCAGGCTGTTCAGATGGCGAAGTCGAACGCTGTCGAGGCTTCTATGAAGGGCCAGAAGAAGACCCCCTACGCTGATGGTGGCATCGCCATGCAGAGCCCCCTTCAGCAGATGGCTCGCAAATCTGTGCCTGTAGCCCCCCGTGCGCCCATGATCCCGCAGCAAGTCGCTCCTATGGCTGGCGGCCCTCGCATCGGCGTGGGGCGCTCTCGCTCTGGCAAGCCTGACGTCGGCGCCATTCGCGCCGCCATGGCTCGCGCAGCCACTCAGGCAACCCCTGAGAACGCGCCTGGCATGATGAAAAAGGGCGGAAAGGTCGGTTGCTAAATGGCCGTCTCTGGCACAGTCTCAACGACCGTATTCAAGACCCGGAAGGTGATTGATCACGCCTTCCGGCGCTGCCGTATGCAGCCACAGCAGATTACGTCTGAGCTGATCGACATGGCGAAAGATGACCTCTTTCTGCTGTTGTCGTCGCTTGGCAGTCAGGGTGTCCCTCTTTGGTGCATCGAGAAAGAGATCCTCCCCCTCTATCTCGGGCAGGCAGCTATTGTGCCGCCCAAGGGTACGATGGACATCCTGAATGCCAATTTCCGCTGGCTGTCTCGGCAAAATGGGCCGGTGCAGTACAGCACGCCGGGAGGCATTCCATCGTTCGCCTTTGATGGTGATCTCGACACGTCCTGCGCCCAGACGGGCATAAACGGGAACATTGAGATCGCCTACATCGGCGCCGACCCCATCACTGACCCACAGTCGCAGGTTCAGGTGACGACGGTCGGCGTGATGATGGCGACCACCGGCTACTTCAACATCGCCTTCGAATGGTCGAATGATGGCGTGACGTGGACATCGTCCCTGTCGCCAGGCTCTGTGCTCTACACCGCAGGCAAGTGGCAGTGGTACGACATCGACGGCACTCAGCCGGTGAATTACTTCCGCATGCGAGAGACGGGCGGCAACACGCTGAACGTCATTGAGTTCTATGCGGCGAACGACCCCACCGAGATCCCGCTCGCCCGCATGAACCG